TTAGTAAGTGTGCCTTAAATAATGTACCGGTATTTTTCCAACCATACTCCTGGAATACATTAGCATTAGCACCTAAGTCTTTTAAAAATAATATCTGACTTTTTGGTACTAGATATCTTTGTTTTTTTCTTGATATCATATACTGAATGAATAGTGAAATGTTATTCTCTATTACTGTCCAAGCATTATACCATTCTATAATTAGTTCTAACCTTTGGTGAGTTTTATTAATATCATCAAATCTACCGCACCAAGCAGCTACAATTTTATCCGGTTCTATATATGTTTCTGTTTCTCCCACAGTTACTTTAGTAACTTCTACAGGAGCTTTCATGATATAGATAGAACATAGTGATTCTGATGTTGTTGTCTTACCTTCAGAAACAGGGTCAATAGATGCATAGTACTGTCCAAAGGTAGGATCTTTAATTGGTCTTTCCCATACAACAAGTACACCAGTTTTATCTTCTGTCTTTTTACTTATTGGAAATTCTTTAATAGGTTGTTTATCTGTAGGTTTTACAGCAACTTTTCCTGTCTCATCAGTATAAATATCTAAATACTCATAAGCATATTCTTTCTCTTCAATTCTTCTGCTCTGAGCAGCAACCAAGTGAGTTGGAAATATTGATACAGATCTGTGTGCAAAAGCTTCTTGGATATTTCTAGGATGCTGAGAAATCCTTAATTGATAGTCTTCTGGAGAAAGTTCTTTTTTCCATTGCTCAAACTGATCATCTAAGGCTTTTAATGCTTCTTCTACAAGTGAATTACCAAACTCATCTATGTATGGAGGCATTGACCACTGCTCAGGAATAAACAAACCTGACAAACCTATAGTTCCTTTATTATCTATAAGATTAGTTTCTACAGCATAAATATCTTTAGAGAGTGGATTAAGAATCATATCTCTCAAAGGATTACACTGAGACAAGTCACCCACAGATCCTGCTGCAATAAACATACCTGTAGTTACCATACCTGAGCGCATGGCCGGACGCATGTACTCATATGTCTGGTCCATCTTAGGAGCAATACCTGCTTCCTCATGGAAGAAGTATTTTACCGGACCCCCTACACCATTTGTTGGATCTTTCTCAAATGACATACCTTGTATAGTACCCTTGAGACCAACTTCTGTTTTTCTATCTCCTTTTCTTACTTCAATCTTTTGTTGCCACATCATTACCTTGTCTGGAGACATAGGTCTATACCATGCTGTATGTTCATTTAAGAATGCCGCATATTCCTGTAAGAATTTCCAGGATCCTTTCTCATTGATATAATCTTTAAGACTTGCTCCCATCTTAAGTGTAACCCCTGCTTCAAACCATTGCTGATTTATAAACTTACCCATATGGTAATAAGATGATGCAATCTGACGTTTCTTTAAAATAGCAGAATGTTTATAGTTTAACTCAGCTAATAACTCATATAGAGCCATGTGATACTGTGCATCCCTAATCTTAGCAAAGTCAAACTTCTGTTGTTCTTTATCAAAGATTGGTAAAAAGTTAAGCCACATGTAATATTCTCTTGCAAGAAACCATGTGTTTTCATCCTCTTTTACAATTATCCCCTTCCTGCATTTTGCTTTTTGATCATCCCAATAGGATATGAAGTCTTTTGATTTGAATGGGGCTGTGCAATATACTCCAGTATCTCTAAATCTTCTTGACTCAGATACAAATACCTGATTAGTTGTACTGTTGAATCCGTAACTACCGGGTTCTTTGAAAAGCCCAAATATGAAGTTACTGAAGTCCTCTCTGGATTCAAAGCTTGTTGTTGTCCATGTTCCATTGTCATAGGTTGATATGTCTTGATAAATCTCACTCATAATTAACTATCATAAGCAAGCCCCTGGCCTCCGCGTACTTTACTTGACTGCTCATCCTGTAAGTCTTTATAGACTCCTTTAAATGATGCTCTAATCTGGTCAAAGTTTTTGGCTGCAGCAACTAGTGAATTAATGTTACCATCTCTACCTGCAGTAATCTGTGTTGTCTCCATATACTTAGCTAATCTATCTAACATAGATTTCATACCTTGATATGCTCTTGAAGTAGGAGTTTCATACATTCTTTTACAAAACTCTAGTGCAACATAAATATCAGCATCTTCAGTTGAAAACTCAGCTTCAATTTCTTTTAGAATAATGTGTTCTTTATCTATCTCTGGAGTATGAAAGAAAGGATTCATATCCGGATTGGGACATGTCATGTAGAACAAGTAGAGGTATATTTTAAGATAATCATCTGGATAGTTATCCATGATATCTTTAAGTGCCTTTAGTGTATAGCAATGTTCTGTTGGAATTACTTTACCATTCTGAACATCAAATAGTCTTACAATCATGCAAATGGATTTTCAATTTTTGGTTTTGATTTTATACCTAATATATTTTTTAAACCATCTATAAAACCTGTAGCTAAATAATGCTGATAATACAATAGACTATCATTTCTACAAACAATAAATCCAGTTGGTAAATATACATCTGGATTTTTAGGATCTTCAAAACTCTTAGATTTATTCTTTAAAGGTTTAAGATAACATAATAACTTACCTTTATATCTAAATAATATAGTTCCTTTATAAGCCAATATTTTATCACGGCCTGGATAATTAGGATTGACTTCTCTTATTTCATAAAATATCATAACTACTTCTTTTTAATAATGTAAGGATTATCCTTGAGATAATTAATAACAGATATTACTTCATCATAAAGATAAGGAACTTGCATTGGTATTACATCTAATACTTTTGGTTCTCCATTATCATCTAACTTAGCAATAGGATAACCATATTGATCTTCTCCGGCTGTTTCAAATGTAATGTGGTGAATAAATATCTTTCCTGGTTGAAGTTTAGGATTATGCTTTAAGATAATATACATGTAGATACTTAACTGTAAAGCATAGTGATTAAAGTTGCAATCATCCAAATGTTCTACTGGTGGTAACATCTTTTCAGACATTCCTTCCCAGTTCTTGAATGATTCTGTTTTAATCTCTTTATTAGTTTTGTAGTCAATAATATTTACTCTACTATTGACTACTTCAACTAAATCTGATTGGCCACATAAGCCTGCTGACTTAAGATAGACCATATGTTCTGGGTACACGCCTGGATCAAGCTTTTGCACAGGTGCAATCTTTAAACCATTTGGTTGTTCATAGGGTTTAAAAATAGGAACAGTTACACCTTCTCTTTCAATAGATGCAAGTGAGCATAAATCAGTTTCTCTTTGGTTATGATAAAATGTACCTAGTGTTGTAGCTCTGTTAGCTTCATTATCCCAAATCTGAATAATTGTTTTAGGATCTACACCATACCATTTAGACTTCTTATTCTTACTAACTCTCTCAGCTACCTTCTTAGCATCAAAAGGTTTCTTAAGACTAGACAGTAGAGTAGTGACACTAACCCATTTGATTTCATCATTGGGATCTACACTCTTGTAGCTGTGATCATCTGCATTAAATACTATGCTCATAGTTCATCTAGTTTATCTTCCTCTTCTTCTGTAGCAATTGCTTGCCATTTACCAAGAGGACATTCTGAAGAAAGAGATCTTGTTTTAAATTGAAGGGAACATCCACACTCAGCACAACAGGGTTGAGTACCTTTTACAGCACATTCTTTTCCTTTATTATCTATGTGTTCACATTCATCACAAATGTCATATCTCATTCTTGCAATGTCTTCTACTAACTCATCTCTAATAATTGAGTTTTTTACACCTTCTAGAATTCCTTTTCTATTCTCCCAGATTGCTTTTAGTGCTGCTTTCATCTTTATATTTTACTCTTAGTTGTTTTTGTTCTGTCAATTCTTTATCTAAAATGATTAGTTTATCTAAAGTCTCTTCATAGTTTTTCTTACTAAAATATGCTTTGAATGTAGATACATCATGTGTCTTAAGAATAGCAGTGATACTTACAATATCTTTTTTTACTTTTTGAGGTTTTGCAAAAAAATGTCCTAGTCCAGTTACATTCAATCTAGCATGGTTTAATTCTGACATACAAGTTCTAACCTCTTTATAATAATGTTCTATTATGTTCTCTACAAGTGTTTCACTTATATTTAAATCTTCTGAAACTGTTTTATATAATTTACTGGACTTCCGTGGATTCATTCCCTAAGATTTTATAATCAAGTAATACTGTACCTTCAGTTTGAATTTTTAAACTTGGATTAATAGATATTATCTTTTTATTGTCTGGGTTTTTAACCACAATACCATTTTTTTCTGCTTTATTAATACAGTTTCTAACAGTTTGTGGTGATTTAAAAATCCATTCCTCTTCTGAAGAGGCCTCATAACAAAATTCAGTAAGT